GTAAGCCGCATCTGCACCTATGACTGAACCTGTACGTCCATCATTGGTAAGTGCCTGTAGGTCAAGCGGTAAAACTGTCTGTGTGTTTACGAAATTCTCAAGCGTACCGTTGGCTACCTCCTTAGCTAGGAAGTCACGCTCATGGTTGTCGCTCTCACGCCTCACACGAACTACCTTATTGTTTCCAGCTTTGTCATTGAGGTCACGAAGACTGTAAGCTACAGCCGCTCCTCCAACTACTTTACTAAGTAACGGACGAGACTCTCCTGCTTTGTCTGAGGTAACTACTGGTGCTGTACGGTCTACTGTAATTGTGTCTGGGACAGGAGTAATAGTTACAAGACCTATACTAGAAGGTTTCCAAGGTCTATCGTCTGCATAAACACCATAATAAGAAGTGAAAGGGTCGTAATCAACTCCGTCTATAACAGCCCATTCTGTGCTATTTCCATGTCCTATTGGGTCAGCCTGCATATTAGCAATTAATCCATTACCCCCTTGTTGCTCCCAGTTGCGATACGCAAGCCCGCCGCTACCAACTGGAACATATATCCCATCAAGGTCTGAGTGTCCTGATACGGTAACTTGTATTTTCGTAGTAGTGTCGCTCAGCGGTTTTACATTCCTATCTATAGTTTTTACCCCTGCATACCGACTGCGGTCTGGAATTACGATACTTCTGGTAGTTCCGTCACCATTAGTGACATCAATCGTTTTTGAGGGCATAGTTTTTAGTAGGAGATATTAGCGCCAGAACCAGCTGAGCCTGTGTTCACACTAGGGCGACGAATGGTTAAAGAGCTTACTCCTCTTTTTCGAGAGCTTCTTTTTTTAAGTCCGCTGTTCTCTACATTAGTAGCTGTTTCAGCAGGAGGGGGAGGAGGCGCAGGAGGGGGAGGAGGCGCAGGAATTTTTGGAGTGGAACACATAGTTAAGCCTTGGTTAATACATTTTCGTTTTGAAGTTTATTTTGTTCTTTAAGAAATCGGACTACAGAACGCTGACCATAATAAAACATCAGCGCATTCTGAGCGGCTCCGAAATCAAAATCATCCCTTAAGGGGAATCTTTCCTCTAACTTATTGATAAAACTAGAAGAAACAGTAGGAAAATTGGAGTCGTTGTCCATATTAGTCCACCTCCTTCTTACGTTCTAGCATGCCTAAAGCAATAGAACTGTAACCAATTAGGTCATTAAAGATGTCAGCCACGGTGTCCCCGTTTGTTTCCAACGAGAGCCCTCCGTTACAGAAAGCCTTGAGCCTCTGCATCTTATCACCCATCCGTAGTGATAGTCCGATGAGTGGGTCTACACCAAAGTCGTCTGCTTCATCAAAGTTAGCAAACGGATTAGCGGTACAAGAACCACCAGTATAATCATCGTTCTTCTTACGAGTAAGCTTAGAGATACGATTGAACTGTTCAGCTTGGAATGCGAACCACCACTCTTTGTTGTGGGTGTTGTGAGCTTTGATGCTCTCTTCTACTTCGTAGCTAACTGATATACCTAGCCAATCTGCTAGAGCGTGTTCAGTCTTAGCGCCTTTGGAATACTCCCAGCCCTTCAACATAAACATATGAGAAGCCCTTGAGATAATCTCAACGAGGTCAATCATAGCACACTCACGGGCGCATAGTTCAGCTATTGTTATGCCTAGTCTTTTGGCTTGTTCTCTACTCAAAGTGGCAGGGTTGATTACTTCAAATCCTTTTTCTTTCCACTTGTATGAGGCGGCATCAAACTGACTAAAGTTGAAGTCCTCAATGCCTGTCATAGGGCCAGCGATATAAACCGTCTGGTCTTCTACATTTATTTTGTTGGTTCCCATAATATAATTTTTCCTTGTTGGAAGTTTTCTGCTCGGAGAATGTAAGCAAGCCTAGCAGTGAGGAGTGCATCCTCTTCTGTCATGTCTTTGCTTTTGTATATTTTAACGACGCCTTCCCAGTCCCAGCCGTATTTGTCTAAGAGCTTTACAGCTGTCTTAGGCCCTACGCCTTTGATACCTTGGTAGCCGTCGGTGGCATCACCCATAAGTGTTTGGATGAGGTGGTTCTTATTTGCTTCTTCTTCTGTAATTGTAGTCAGTTCATCACGTAGAAAATTGTACCAAGTGATGGGCAACGTAGCGAAGTCTTTATCTCCGCTGAGTGCAATAGTTTTATCAGGACTTTGAGTACACATGATACCGATGAGGTCATCAGCTTCCATGTTATCTTCTTTCATAACTGCATGGCGCTCACACACTTGCGTAATGATTTCTGATAAAGCTAAGGGCTTACGCTTTGTCTTACGGTTGCCCTTGTAGGCAGGAAAGAGTTCATAGCGGAAGTTAGTCTTAGGACTGAATACTACGAAGTAATCCTCAGTATTAAACTTCTTACACATAGATGTGATGAAGTCATCGCAATAAGCAAGCGAAGCGTTTACGTCCGTTTGTAACGTCCATACAGCGTCGTCCCACTTAGTTTCTACCTCGTTACTAAAGGCGGCTCGGTAGGCAAGCATGTCGCCATCTAAGTATAGTGTTTTCATGTTAGTGTGTTTCTGACCAGTTAGTCCCAACAGAGTACTCTCCGTCTAATGGACATTTGAAACCAAGGGTTTTACCTGCCTTGGCAAGAGCATTAACAAAGCAAGTTCCAAGAGCATCAGCATCAGCTTTGTCACAACTGAACTGAACCTCATCGTGGATATTGCCGTGGAGTTCATAGGGGCGCTTAGCCATCTCAGCGAACTCAACCAGTGCTTGCTTCATCACTACTGCGCCTGCTGATTGTAACAACAAGTTAAGTGCAGAGTGTGCAGAGCGACATGGTAGTGGGCGTCCGTCGAGACCTATGAGTTGGTTTGTCTGTTGTACCTTGTTAGCCACCGCCTCAGAGAGGTGACGGATAGCAGGTGTTTTAGACATGAAAGACTTCTTAAGTTTTTTACCGTGCTTGGCTGAGCCATCAACAATAGAACCTATCTTGGCATCACCAGCACCATACAGAAATGCGTAGATAAATGTCTTGGCTTGGTCTCTAGTTTGTAGCCCAGCCGCTTTCTGATTAGCTGTGTGGATGTCACCAGTAAGTATTTCTTTAGCGTAAGCTCCGCTGTCCCAGCCGTGTAAGTAGTGAGCAAGGCAACGTAGTTCTAAACCAGAGGCATCAGCACCAACAAGTACCTTACCTTCTGGAGCAGTAAAACAAGACCTACACTCTTTACCATAAGGAGCGCGTCCTGCTGGTACTTGAGCTACGTTAGGATTAGAATGCGTACAGCGACCAGAGATAGCACCGTTGGTGTTTACCCGTCCGTGTATGCGTCCATCTTTGTATAGCTTGAGCCACGCTTGGTTACCCTCGGCTACTTGTCCTAGGCGTTTAGATACAAGCAAGTATTCTAATAACTTAAGAGCGTTAGGAGTGCCTATCTCTTTCAGTACAGGTTCATCAATCTTAGGACGCTTACCTTCAAACGCGGCAGGCTCCCACCCTTCGGACATCAACCGCTCACATATCTGGTCACGGGAGTTAGGGTTGAAAGGTATCTCCTTGGTACGGTTGGGGCCTTTGATAATCTCTTTGGCTTTCCATCCTGCCTCGACCAAAGCTTTCTTTGTCTTGGAGGTTGTACCGTCTGGGGCTACCCACCAGAAACTCTTGAGTGTCTCTACGCTAGGGCCAAAAGATTTAGAAAGGTCATCCCCTAGTTCCGCACGGCGAACCATAAGGTCAGAGGTAAGTTTCTCTGCGGCTTTGATGTCGAACGGAAACCCATTCCACTCTTGCTTACGCATAAGCCTTGCAAACTTGTGCTCAAGGGTAAGCATACGAGGGTCAGGCTTGCTCCTAATGAAATGCTCGTAAATACGATAGGTGACGTAGGTATCTTGTTTGCAATACTCAATCATCTCTGGAGTACAGGTAGTCCAGTCCTCGGTCTCACCGTGGTCATCCTTGAGTACGCCGACGCGCTTACCCCAAGCCTTGAGACTGTGTGAACCTATAAGCTCTTTTTCAAGGCCGTCACGTTGGAAGTCAGAGGTGCGTATGTCTGGGTGGATACACCGAGCCATTAGTGCGGTGTCCAAAACCATCTGGTGTTGAAAGCCGTACATCTTGTACAAGGCTGGGTAGTCAAACCCTATAGAGTTATGTCCTACTATGGCGTCATACTTTTTAAGACGCTCTAGTCCTGTGATTACAGACTCGCCAGAGAAGGCGTACGTACCTGTGTTGTCGTGGATTGCTAAACAGTGAACGGTTTTAAGGTCAGACAGTTTTGTCCAATCCTCAATCGCGTTAGTTTCAATATCGAAGAATGCTATGCTACTCATGTGTTTGGTAAGTGTTTTCATAATTTATGGTGTAGTGTTGTGGCATTACTCCTGCGACGTTGTAGTCAATCCATTCCTCTGCTTCTTCATCTGTCATGCCTTGCGACATAAAGACCTTGATAAGTTTTGCGTAGGAATAGACCAAGTAACCCCTGTTATCTTCACCGATAATTGCATCATCACAATTATCAAAAATTATGGCTTCATCAGCTAAGTTTTTCATCGGTCGGTATCAGTGTGGTTAGTGGTAGCAAGATGCCCCGTGAGGTGTTATTGTCTCCTCCCCTCACATCTCTCTTAGTACCCTTGAGGGGTTCTATAAGTTCTTTGAGGTCTATGGTGGGAAGAAATATGATTATATTTTCTACAACGAAGCAGTAATAATCCGCTTCGGAACGGTCTACGCCAGAGACTTTGCCTCGTGACATATACTCAACAAAAACATTACCCGTCTTCTTGGCAAGCATATCTTTTTTAATTTCTATTTTCTTTTCAGATAGCAATTTACCAATTTCTTTCTCAGCTATTTGTCCTACTTCAAGGTCGTGACGAAAGTTCGAGCAATATTTCATATATTAGAAGGGGTTCTCGCTATAAGTTTCTTCAACCATACAGCCAGTTATGGGGTTATAATTGAGAGAACAGGCGATACCTGTCTCCCCAGAGAATCTATTCTTAAGCACACGGACAATGGTCTTGTTCTTGTTGTCTGGGCACTGTCCGTTACGCTCTAGTCCACAACAGATGTCGGAGAGTTGAGCGATAGCGGCAGAGCCTCGTAGTTGTGCTAGGCTAGTACTTGCGCCTTCCTCGTGTCCCTTACCTTCTGGACGCTTGAGGTGACTTACTAAAATCATTCCGATGTTTGTTTCTTCAACAAGGCTACGGAGCTTGGTCATTGTGTTGTCAATTAACCTACGTTCATCACCGTCTCCTAAACCAGAAACGATAATACTAAGGTGGTCGAGAACAACATACTCAACGTCCATTACCTTAGCCATGTAGCGTATGTGACCTAGGAGGTTGTCGCTCTCCATTGAGCCCCAGTGGTCGTACAGGAAGCAACGTCCAGAACCTACGGTAGCTTTGAAGGCTTCGTTGTATTCATCGCTTGCTTGGAACTCTGGGTCTAGGTGTATGAGCTTCTTCATCTCAAGACCAATGATGGAGTTAGCAGTACGCTCAAGGGATTCCTCAAGAGCAATGTAGCCTACCTTGTGGTCAGTTTTGAGGAGGTCATGTGCAATAATCTTACAGACGTGTGACTTACCTACTCCAGACCCAGCCGCGAAAGTTACAATCTCACCACGGCGAAGACCGTGAGTAAGACGATTTAAACCTTTGAAGGGGTAGTCAACTGACTGGTTGTTCTTAGGAGTAGTAAGGCGTTCGTAGAGGTCAACGCCATCTGTGATAGCATCAGGCTTCCACGGTTTTGCATCCCACATAGAACGAACAATATCATTCTTGCGGTTAGCCAGTAGTAACTCGTTAGCATCCTTCATAGGCAGACGCGCTATCTTAGTCTTACCTGCTGGCAACAGATGACTTACTTCTTCAGCGGCTTTGCGTCCCTGTTCATCTTCATCAAACATAAGAACCACTGTCTCAAACTGGTCGAGCCAAGGGAACTGCGCTTTGAATATAGACTTAGCAGACTGTGCTCCGCTTGGTAGTGATACTACAGGCCACTTACCATCCCCGTTAGCGATAGCTACAGAAAGACAATCGACTTCGCCTTCTGTAACGACAAGCATACGACCACCGTTAGGCCATAGGTGCTGACCAAAAAAGACGCTAGGTGCGCCTTTACATTGGAACCGCTTGTCTTTGAACCGTAGCTTCTGTGCTACTAGCTCTCCCTTTAGGTCTCGGTAGTTTGCTACGTGGCAATCTTCTCCGTTGAAAGCTCCTACTTGGTATCCATACTTCTTACAGATGTCTTTGGTTAAACCACGAGCTGGTATGTCCACGATATTCCCAGATAGAAAACCTGAAGGCGTAGGTGATTTAGAAGTCACGGTATAAGTATTATCTCCTTTCGGATTAAAAGTACCGCAAGAATAGCACTTGGTGCTTCCGTCGGTGTTAATTGTTAGGGCATCGCTTGAGCCGCATTCTTTGCAAGGTTGATGTGTTATTGCTGGTGTTAGTGTGTCCATCCTATTGGTATTGTTTTGTGAGCCCACAGGAAGCCGTGCTTGTCGCACCATTCCCCGTATGTGGTCTTGCTCTTTTTGTTGAGTGTGTTTTGTGCGTTCTGAAAGCAAAATCTAATGTCCAGTTCTGGGTTACAGTCACGCACTCGTAAGTGCTTAGTTCTATCGGCAGGTATCCAGTAACCCTTAGCTTCAATGATAACGCCGTTAGGCAGTATGAAGTCTGGGGTGTACGTAGCCTCCTTCGTGTAATTCACCTTCATACTTTCGTAGTCGAAGGTCGCCCCCACCCGTTCAAGGGTGAGAGCAAGTTGTGCTTCGAAGCGAGAACGGTATTTAGAATCCGATGCCCGACGGGGCTTCTTCTTCCGTGAACGCTGTATCCAAGGATTCGCCATCATCTATGTAGGAGCCGTCTTCTTTTCCAAAGACTGAGCCGCCACTTGAGTATTCCATTAGTTCGAGGAGTTGAGCCGCTTTTAAGCGGAGTGTGTAACCGAAGCCCTGTAGGTCAGAGTACCAAGTGTATATTTCAAGACTTAGTTTGAGCTTTGAACCGCTCCCAATGTTAGGGACGTCCTGTACTCGGCTTCCTTTTGAATCAAAGATAGGAACAGTAAATTCTAATAGTCCCTTCTTTGTTTGGCGCTTTGCTACTTGCTTAGCATATATTTCATATTCACCGTCCGCTGTTATACGTAGCGGTGGCTTCTCGCTAAGCTTTAGCTTTTTGCCTTTGATTTTGCATTCTGCGTCGTAATCTCTATCGACTACTTCGAAGACTTGCTTGCTAAAGACATTGAAATCCTCTTCGCTTACGTGAAGCTTACAATTGTAAACTCCTTCTAAGTTGAAGTGCGTATCAGGCGTCTTTAGGTGTGGGTACACTGCTGTACCCTTTGGTGTTGTCAGTACTTTGCTCATTTTATTTTGCTTTACTTTTGGTTATGTTTGCTCCGTTAGGAGAAGAAATACTTGCTATCTAACACCTGTGAGATGTCAGCTTTGCCGTATTCTGGAATGTCTGGAAATGTTATTTCTGGGTTAGCTTCACTCAATTGATGTAGAAGCACTGCCAACTGGTCAACTTCAAAAACCTTTAAATATTGTTCTCTTAAAGTTTTGTTTAACTTGGGGCAGTTTGTAGCGTGAGTACCATAGCTGTCGTGTATCATAGCAAAATCCCATATATCCTCTTTGTTGCATTCAATGACTGTTTTAGTCAGACACGCCGCATCCAGTGAGTGAACATAATTTGGACTAATTCCTGACTTCTGTTTTCTCGGACTGATTGCTTCATCATCGCTGTACCATTTAATGTAGGTAGCCTGACCGCTGATGTTGGTGCTAACATTCTGGCTTGTTGTTTTGTGGTAGCTTTGGAGAACAGGAAAACCTGAAGGAGTCACCCAGCTTACAGGCTTTCCGTGTTCTGCCAGCTTTTTAGCGCAGGACTGCAACCACTGCATACAGTCCTTTGGCTTGTCGAGAACTTCATTGATTGAAGCCCACGTTAGCTTACTGAGGTAACCAGTAACCTTGTAACGTTCATCGTCCGTAAAGGGGTTTTCGCATCGAGTTTTGCGTAGGGTGTCTTGATACCATTCATCTACATAGTCACGGCAAGAATAGAATGTACCACCGTAAGGCCATACCATAGTAGGACGCTTAGCTAACTTGCGGTCAATACCAAAATCAATCCATTTCTGTGCGTATGGATGGGTGTCTGCTTTTAGTTTTTCTAGGATGGAGTCCGAGACAACTCTGTATATATCTTCAGGTGAATTGCTTGAGAGAACATTTGTTGCCTTGGCTCCATATTCGTCCCTCATCAGCATAGACAATATTTGTAGTCCGTTGTTTGATGCATCTAAATTGATTGGAAGCTGTGTCATTAGCTTGCCTGTTTTACGTAGCTGACCCCACTCAAAGCACCACGCAAGGAACTGAAAGGGGTCGTCAGCCTCCATCCACAATAAATTAGTGGTAGGACTTTCATAGATAGCTATAGCATCTTTAGCGAAGCTCTCAGCCCATTCTACACGTTTGTCTAACGTAAGCTTGTCGTTACCAAAAGTATTAGCGCCTTGGATAGCTAACCACTTTACATCCTCGTCAGTCTTAACTCGTTCTGCTCGGTGAAAGTGAAGTAAACCACGGCTGATGTCTGGGCCTTGGATACCAAGAAATGCAGGGATGTTATAAACACGCCCACGAAAGTCTACGTGCGAGGGGTAAAAGAAACGGTTACCAACCAGCTTCTTCGCAACGTAAAGAATTTTGGAAACGAGAAGGCGACGACTAGTATTGGAAAGCCGTGAATTATATACTTTTGCCGCCTGCCTTCTCCAAGTGGTGTTGGATTCTTTGTTGTTTTTAAAGTCAATGGGGACAGGAGGGAGTGATTCCTGCTCACGGCTCGGAAGTCCGTCCACTATGACATTATTTTCCCAACACCACTCCATCGCATGCAGTACCTTGGTATTTATTGCCCAAGGTGTCTGCTGGATTAGGTTTGTTGCTTCCATCGGTTCAGGCAGAGCGCCCGTGATAGTCCGAAGGTAGTCCATATTATTTGTCTTGATAAACGGGACTTTTGGTAAATAGGATTCTTTATGGTCGTAACCTCCATCCCAGATGTTTGTCCAACAGGCTGGTAGTTCCACCGTAGGTAGCCAGAAGGGTTCTATAAATTCACGGTGGTCGTTGAACTCCTCAATCCATTGAAGAGTATCTGGAGTGGCACTGATGTAACGTGTAGGACGCTTACGGCTCTTCTCCAGAATGTAGGTGTATTCGATAAGGTTTGTTAAGACACGAACAAGCTCAGTCATTATCAAGCCCATGTTGAGCTTATCCCTGTGAGCCCACGGTTCCCAAGAATCCATCAGCCCTTTCTCGGCTTCGTGTTTCATTGAGGAACGTATGTGCCTAGTTTTAGCGGCTGTACCTTTACGCCTCACAGCGCCGAGGATGATACCCTGCCCTTTCTCTTCGTTGTTTTCGATAAGAAAGCGACAACGCATCTCATCCTCAATCAGTTTACCTAAGAAAATAGACGCGCTTGCTAACGTCTTCTTTTGTGTGATGCAGTCGAGTAGAGCCTTGATTGATAGAAAACTTAAAACCTTGGGGTCTAGGTCTTGCGTTTCTATTTGGAATCGTGCTTTGTTATCTACTCTTGAAAGGGACTCCTGCCAGTCCGTTATTGCTTTGTTAAGCGCAGGCAAGGCGGCACGCATTAAACGCTGACCATAGGGTGTCTGTAACTCAGCCCCACGCGCTTTAGCGGACTCGACCTTGGCTCGGTATCTTCCGACTCCCAGTGTGGTCATATCCTCATTAAGCTCCGATTGTTTCAAATCACTCATGCTCAAATATTTGTCAGTAAATTGTCACTAAGCAACATGAAACTGCTGTCAGCAACGGATATGTGTATGAAATTATTAGTTAAAAAAACAACGATTTACGTTGATTCGAGTTTTGCGGAAGACTGTAACTCCCTCGCGGAGACGCACGCTAGGTTCGATTCCTAGGTCGCCCACCACTTAACCTTCTGATATTACTTCATTATATTGGTCTCTCTAATTTAGCAGGTTTTGTGGGAATTTGTCACTATTTGTACTTAATGACGTAGTTTGTCAGTGATTTGTCACTTATTATCTAGGATTAATCGCTCTTGAAGGCGCTCTATTTTACGTTTTAGCCCCTCAATGTCTTTATTTAGCTTCTCATTCTGGCTGGATAAAGAATCACACGCTTTTGTCATTGCGTTTAACCCTCTTACGAGGACTGCTTCTGGGTCTGGCTTGAATAGGCTGTGGTTTACTTGTGTTGATGGCATGTTTTTTGGTTAGTTTAGTTAGTATTTTAGTTGTTATCATATTAGTAAATTACAGAGCTTGCTCCAGAGCGACCTTAGCGTCAAGAAAATTCCTTGGCGTAAGCTTAGCATATCTCAGCGTCATCTCATAAGTACGGTGTCCCATCCACTCTTTGACCACATGAAGTGGTACATTGCGTTGGACTAAACGTGACGCACAGGTGTGACGTGTCAAATAGAACACAAACTCTGGGTCGATATCATTCATTACCTCACGGACGAACCTCCAGTGCTTACGGATGTTACTCTCGGTGAACTGGGCAAAGGGCATGAACTCTTCTGAGGATAGAGCCGCGAAAGCGCTGTGTGCTCTCTTGGTCAACGGAATGGTACGTGGATAAGCGTTCTTGGTCTTGCGGAGGTCAATAAGGTAGCCGAGCTCATCATCTTCACGAATAGAACTCTGAGGTACATTACGAGACTCTATAGGACGCATCCCTGTGTCGATACTCCACTCTACAAAGTATGCAAAATCATCGCGCCCATCGGCACGCAACGCTTCAAGCATTTCGTACTCTTCTTCTTCAGTAAAGAAGCGCAGGCGTTGGTTGCTGACTTTCTTCCGTTCAATCTTGGGGCGAGTATTTATGTAGCCCCTATCCTGTGCGTAAGTGAGCGCCTTAGAAATTGTTGCAAGCCGACCGTTGATGGTCGAGGCCGCTAAGCCTTTCTTCTCCATAGCGCAAATGAACTCATCAAGGGCGATGGTGTTTATCTTATCTACTGGCAAGGTGGCTCCAAAGAACTCATTTATCAGCCGAATGTTACCTAGCTGTGTGGACTCATTAGCTGTGTCCTCCCAGTATCGAACAAAGGTCTTAGCGAGAAGCTCATCAATAGTAATCTTACCATTCTTGGCATCGATTAACTCTTGATAAGGCATCCCAAGCCTGATGCGTTTCTTAAGCTCAGCTTCCCAAGCGCTTGCCTCTTCAACAGTGGCAAACTGTTGTCTGTGTCGTACACCGCTGGACATAAAGTCAGCCATGAATTTGTTGCCGTTTTGTCTTACACTCATTATATTGCCTCCTCTTTAGGTAAATCAAATGAACCCAAGGTTTCAGCGGAGACCCAAGGTATTTTTGTGTTTCTATTCTTCCAAAACGTGGCGTGAGCTTTGTCTACGAGTCTTTTTGTTTCACGCTCCCACATGGTTAGTGTTTGAACTTTTACCTTAAAGGGAACGGCGCGGTATAAGTTACGATATGCTTTATTTCTTGTGTGTG